TCCTAAAAAAACTGTAAGCAAATCGTAGGTCTCGCTTTCGCTTTCGAAAATGTACTCACCGTTTGTTTCTTTGGGAAATGGTACGTTTTCAAACACCTCGTAATCAGCGTTTGTTCTAAAGTGAAACTCACTCTGAACTGGTAGAAACTCGTACTCCTGATCTGGTAATCCGAAATAGGTGTCGTCGTCACGAAGCTCTGCACGTAGCTTTAAAACCTCGTGCCTACCCTCGTACTGAATAGAGTATATTCTAAACTTACCACCCTCAAAGTAGATTATGTCCTCAAACTTAATCCCCCTAAAGTACCGGCAGCGGATCTCGGCCTTAATCTTACCTGTCCGTTGTTCTTGAATGTTGTCCTCGGAAGCGCCAGCAGACGGCGTTCCTATGTACTTAAACTCGGCGCCGACATCCTTTTTTATTAGCGACACAGTCTTAGACTTTTCACCGGATTCTGTGTTGACCACAAAAGACTCCCTGTAAAAGGAAATCTTATTCTTCATGTTGCCTGCGGTGAGTACTGCCATCAGTATCGTCTTACGGACGCCAACAATCGCTGGACCCCCTCTTTTATTTCAGTGGTAATGCCGCCTACGTACTCGGCCTCTCGGTGCGCGTCATAATGAGCCACAAGCATGAGTGCTGCTTGGGTAAACTGCTTTGGAAGATCCTTTACGTTCTCCCCTCCTGTTAAAACAATCTTATACAGGTCGTAATCCTGGTCCTCGTTGAGATCGTCGGGAGCCTCTGCTCCTGTGAAGTCAATCTGGATTGGGTACCCTGTATTTCTAACCTTTGCCTTAGCGTCTGTGTAGGCCACGTAGTTTCCTGACGTGTCCAGGTAGTCGATATCGTCTATGGTATAAGATCCTGTGACGTTACGAAGTGTTTGGATTTCGTTTGCGTCAAAGCGATCCATATATACCGTCACCGTTGACAGCTTGGCGGCGTCTCCTGACTGAAGAGCGTAGGTCGAGTCCTCGTGCAAAGCGGGCGTGCTAGAACAGAACACACGATTGGTCGTCGTGAGCATATAGTCCATCGATGCTTCGAGGTATGAGTTGATCAAATCGTCAGCCTCCCCTTGCTCATAACGCAAGTGGCCACGAACAATGGACAAAGGAACTAGGTCTTCTGCGTAGTAATTCTGGGTGACGATTGTTTTCATTTCTTTGGTTTAAAAAAAGGGGACGACCGCAACAGCCGCCCCCCTTTCATTCGATTGATATATCTTATACAGTGAATCCGTCGAATCCGTCGTGATTCAAGATCTCTACGTCTCGGTAGACGTTAGCGATGATTCGAGTTACTCCGTGATCCGCATCAGTGTAAGGGTCAATAATCAAGTTTAATCCACCCCAGGTTCCTGTTACAACTTGCTCTTTGTCGAACATGAAGAAGTCGTCACCATTGCCTCCCATTTGAGAAGAGACAAACGTATTGTATCCCATTACGTTCGGGCTCTTAGCTTCTCCAGCAAACAACATGCCTGAACCAGCGTCATGGCTCAAGGCACGCAAGGTGCGGTAAGCAGTTGGACCAGCCAAAGCAACCACGTTCTCCAGAGGTACATCGCGGCCCATCAAAGCAGCCTCCAAATCGAGAGGATTCATTGTACCAGCGACATAAGGCTCAATAGTTCCAGGAGTAGACGCATTCTTCAAAACACCACTGTTAGCGTCACCCAAGATGGCGGCAATGATGTCAGCGTTAAACTTCTTCGCTACTGCGTCACGGATGTCTTTCGCGAGGAAAGCGCCCATGTCGTCAGCAGACTGAGCCAACATCTGATCAGTCACCTGTGTGTGAGCTGAGTATCGAGTTGGGTTCAACGTTCGAGAAGAGAACGTAGTGTTGTTGATGCCTTGAGCAGCGGCTTCGTTGGGCTTGCCTGCTGTTGCAGCAGTTCCTTGAACCTGAAACACAACATCACCAGTCAAATTGCCCAAGTTACGGACGCCCATTTGAGCGGCTAGGTCGTTTGGCTTGAACGCCTCTGCAATTCCGTTGTCAACCTTTCCGATTGTACCCCCAAAGGCTACGGATTCGTCGACGCCGGATCCAACGCTTGACGTTCCGAGAGCGGCACGCTGAATGAACGAAGGGATGCAGATGCCGCCCGCTACGTTTACTTTTGCGTTTGAGAACTCGTTACGAGCCTCTTGGTTCATCTCTGCTTCTAGGCCAGTTAATTTGCCCTGAGCAGCTTCCTTTACCATCTTGCCGAAGCTAAATTGCTTGGCAGTGCGGGCCTCTGAATCGCCGAGGCCCTGGACGAACGCCGGAGCGTTCTTCTTGTTTTCTTTTCCCATAGTGGAATTTTGTTTGTTTGATTTATTATTACGAGCCTCGGTTGGCTCCTTTTTTTCTGTGTTAAACGCCTGTGAATATGGATGCGGCAAAATTGCTGGATCTACTAATTCGTCTACTCGCTCTTCGCCCTCTTCCTCTTCCTCTTCTTCCTCTTCTTCCTCTTCTTCGTCTTCTTCGCGTCCCTCTTCTTGCTCCTCTTCTTCGTCTTCGGCTCGCTCTTCCTCTTCCTCTTCCTCTTCTTCGTCTTCGTCTTTTACGCCATCGTAATCAGAGTCAACGCCAGGAGGCCGTGTCTCAGCTTTTTCTTCCTCTTCTTCCTCTTCATTCTCCATGTATCCTTTTTCTTCTTCCTCTTCTTCTTCAAGTTTTCGAAGCTCTGCTTCTACGCCCTCGTCGAGAAACGCCTCCATTGCCCGCAAAGCAACCTCCGTTGTTGGGTAGGCGCCCTGGGTGGTCGGTGATACGTCAAACAGGGTTTCCACCTCGTTTATTACACGGAGGTTTACCCCGTCTTCCCGTCGCTCCCACGAATCGTCGGAGATTGTGAACCCAAAGCTAGACGTAGATACGTTACCCATGCGAATGTTCTCCTCCAAGTCCTTGGCGTAGCTTTGGCTTCCGAGTTCAAATCGATACTTGAGACCCTTGTCATCGACTTCCAGTTCCAAACCGCGACCCACGCGGGCCAGGGGCATATTCCAGTCGTGATTGAACAGGGCGACAGTGTTAGTCATGTCAGCACCGTCAAAAGCACCACGTGCAATTCGCTCGGCAAACCGTCCGCCAATAACAGTCTCGTCTTCAAATCGAGCGGCATATCCCTCAACGACTGTTTTTCCGTCCTTTTCAGAGCGGATCTCAAAGTCGGAGTTCAGTGACCTCTTTTCTAAGTTTTCCATTATTGGTTTTCTATTTTGTTTATAGTCTTTTCACACCAGGATTTCATGCTGTCGCCGCCCCAGGCAGCGTACATGATTGATCCGCAAATATCTTTTCCTTTCGCGTCAGTGAACTTTCCCTGATCATAAGTCTTAGCTCGTGACAAAAAAGAGAAGGTACGCTTCAATGTAGACAGGGTCAGCTTTTCGCCTGTAGATAACTGCCGAGCACGAGTCCAACCCACGCTGGTTCCACAGCTTGTGCCTTTCTCCTCCTTGTGCTTCAAGGCAGCTTTGGCGCGATTTTTAGCAGCCTGTGGATATCCTCCGTAGGTTGCCATTACACTAAGTCAATAACTACTGAGGCAGCAATAGCCGATGTCAATGCAGCAGCGTTTGTTCCTGAGGCGTAACCATATGTGATTTGCCAGACACCCTTGCCGACGCGCTGTTGAAACGTGTCTGTGTCTTCTGCTGCCGAACCTGCGGCTGTCACTAAGGTGTCAACGACCGCAGACAGGGACGCAATATCTGTTGCGTCGTAAAGCTTGATCGCGTTAGCAATCTCGTTAACCGCCGCTGTCTTATGGGCTGTGGTGACGGTTGACTGCTGAATGTACGCGCTGTGAGTTGTAGAGATTTCTATCTTCACTCCGTCAGAACCCACAGCCGCTGTGGATCCTTTTGTTCGCACGTTGTTTACTTCAAAGTAATGTGTGGGCATGTTATTCGTTGTTTTCGTCTTCTTCTAGGTTCATTTTCGCTTGGTTATCAACCCCGTCAGAACCCTGCTCATCCCCTTTAGAAACCACAGCGCTAGCGTAATCAGACATA